ATGGATTTTGTAGGAGAAGAAGATACTACTAAAATTGATGGATTTATAACATATCAAATAAAAATAAAAGAAAATACTAAAGATACTTTAGTTTTAAACAGTCAATCAACAATTCAAGGGCTAACAAGAAAAAATCAAAATTTTAGTTATTGTGTAAAATTACCCTATCAATTTATAGAGGGAAAAGATACTTACAGAATTACTATTCAAATTGTTGATACGGGTGTTGATTTTGATAAAGCTTCATTGATAATAAGACAAGCAGGTTATAAATTATTACAAGATTAATTATGCCTTTAAATTCTACATCAGTAATAAAAGTTGTTGATCTTCTTTGTGAAGGAGAGATTCTTGAAATTGTAGGGGGTAAGAAAGGAATTTTTTTAAATGAAACACCAGTTAAAAAGGGAACAACATTAAATTTTAAAAAAAAACATTTTGATTTTGAATTAAGAACAGGCACCAAAGAACAAGCTCAGTTAAATGATTATCAGAAAGGGGGAGCATCAAATTTGACAAATATTGCAGAAGAAATAGGTTCAAATTACAGTGAAACTGTAGACGATAAAAATTTAGTTACCGAAAGAAATTATGGTGCTGGTAGAAAAATATTACAGATAACAGATCCATTAACAACTTCAGTAGAATTTCTATTTACAATACCTTCATTGTTCTGCACTGCTATGGAAGGTGTTGCTAGAGGGCAACTATTTAATGCAAAAGTAACTATTCAAATTTTCTTAAAAGCTGATGGACAAAGTTTTAATCAAGTTTATGCAAAAAGTTTTACAGGTATTTCAACATCTGAATTTCAGTTCAAATCAGATCGAATAGATCTAACACAAGATGAAAATGGTAAAGAATTAAACGCACCTTATACAATAAAAATACGAAAAATTGTAGAAAAAGAAGCTGATTATGAGGTTAAAATAACAGATTTTGAAGATATAGATGAAAAAACAGCATTAGAAGGAACAAGAGGAAATAGAGTATTTCTTACTTCAATGATTGAAAGACAAGATTTTAGAAGTCGTTATCCATTTACAGCGTGTGTAGGTTTATCTTTATCAACTGAAGTTTTTTCAGGTTTACCAACAAGAGCATATTTATTAAAAGGAACAAAAGTGGCTATTCCGCACAATGCAACAGTAAGAGATGATGGGAGTTTAGCGTTTAACGGATCTTTTGATGGAAGTCTCTTACAAGATGATGATGGTACGATTTTAAAACAATGGACAACCTGCCCTGTTTGTATTTTCTACGATATGTTGACAAGCGATAAACATGGAGCTGGGGATTTTGTAAAAGCAGCAAATACAAGCTGGGTTGATTTATACCCACTTGCTCAATATGCAAATCAACTTGTGGAAACACCAGAAGGTGAAGAACCAAGATTTGCCATTAATACTGTAATAGCTGCACAAAATGATGCTTATAGGGTCTTACAGAACCTTGCCAGTACATTTAGAGGCATGACATATTGGGCTGCTAATACTGTTAATGTAGGTGCGGATCATGGAGATTTAGATGGACAAGAAGTAGATCCTGTACATATTTATAATAATTCAAATGTTATTGGAGGTGTTTTTAATTATTCTGGAACGTCTTTAAAAACAAGATCAACTTCAATAAGAGTTAGATATAACGACCCAGATAATTTATATAAACCAAATGTAGTGGTCGTTGAGGATTATGATTTAATTACAAAATATGGTTATCAAGTTAAAGATATAGTTGCTTTTGGTTGTTCTTCTAAATATCAGGCACAAAGATTAGGGACTTGGATATTAAAATCAGAAGAATTAGATGCAGATGTTATAGTTTTTCAGACAGGTTTAGATGGTCTTGCTGTATTACCTAGCCAAGTTTTTGCAGTCGCAGATCAAATGAGAGCAAATACAAGACTAGCTGGTCGTGTAGGTTCTGGTTCAACAACTTCTCATGTTGTTGTTGATCAAGATTACACAACAGTTTTAACCAATATAGATTCCTCAACAGATTTTATAAGTCTGACTTTATCTGATGGAACAGTTGCTAAGTGCAGAATTAACGCAATAACAACTGATGGAAGAATTAATTTACTTGGTTCAACAGCACCATCTTCTGCACCATTACAAGATTCTGTTTATGTCATAGAAAGAAGTACAGTACAAGCTCAAAAATTTAGATGTATTGATGTAATAGATAACAATGATGGTACTTATACAATAGAAGGAGTGCAGTTTAATGATTCAATCTATGCAGCAGCAGATACAAATTCAGAATTAGCTTATACTGACATTACTGCATTTGATGAAACTCCAACACCCCCTGTAAATCTGCAACATACGATTATCACAACTAATACTCCCTAATTATGTCTACCAGTAAAGCAATTTTTAGTTGGTCTAGGGGTTCAAATGCGGATTCTGTATCATTTTTGATTAAATATAGAATAGGTGATGGCAATGAGGAAACAACAACAACAACTGCGCCAAATTTTGAAATAGATGGTCTACTGCCTAATTCAACAGTTAATTTTAAAGTTGCTGCTGTTGGAGTATTACCTAATGTTAAAAATTCAGCCTATACAGAAACAACGATAACAATACCAAAAGCATCTATACCTGCTTCAACTTCTCCCGTAACTCCAACAGTATTATTGCCACCAGATCCGACAAATGTTTCTGTTGAAGCTACAACAAACAATGAAGCTATTATTAAATGGAATATTCCTACAAGTTATACAGGTAATAAAGAAGAATTAGTTGCAATTATTAGACATTCAGCTTTAACAGATGGCACTGGTGTTTGGCCTAATAGCACTTTGCTTAGAGAGGTTGCTGCTGTTACTGACTATTTAATTGTGCCTTTAATGAATGGAGAATATTTAGTAAAATTTAAAGACAAACAAAACAATAAATCTGCAAATGCTACAAGTGCTGTTATAAATTTACCTGATGAAGTTCCAAAATTATTAGTTCAGACAATTAGAGAAGATCAAACAGCAGCACCTTTTTCTGGTCAACGTAATGACTGTTTATATTCTGATGAATTTGATGCACTTGTTTTAACTACAACGGATCTTATAGATGACATAGCTGATTTCGAGGAAGGTTATTTGCAAAATATAGATTTTGGTAACATCTTAAAAACATCAGGTGAATATTTCTTTGAAAATACAGTTGATTTAGGTGGAATTTTTACAGCACAATTTAATAGAATTTTAAAAATAAGAGGTTTATATCCAAATGATTCTATTGATTTACACTTAACAAATATTGATCAATGGAGTGATTTTGATGGTGCGTTACCAGATGAAACAAATGCAATATTAAAATTCAGAAAAAGTAATGATGCTGCAACTGATGACGAAATACAAGATGAAAATAGTGAGTTTTTATTATTGGAAGATGGCAACAAGTTTGATCAGGAAGATTCAACAACCTATGGTGAGTTCGTACCGTTAGAGAATGGAAGATACACAGGTAGAACTTTTCAATTTAAATTAGATTTATCGTCTGAATATAATGACCAAACACCATTAGTAGATGAATTAGGTTATGAATTATTGTTTGAAAATAGAACAGAAAGTAATTCTTTTGATAGCGGTGCTGGTGCAAAAGCGGTAACTTATAGTAAAGCCTTTTATCAAACTCCTAAATTAGGCATTACTGCTAGTAATATGGCATCAGGTGACTATTATGTAATTAGTAGTGAAAGTCGCACAGGCTTTTCCATTACTTTTTTCAATAGTTCAAATGCAGCTATTGACCGCACATTTGCATATCAAGCTAACGGCTTTGGTGCGGAAGGTGCCTAAACTCTCAAATCCACTGGTATGACTGACTTATGAGTACACATGATTATAATTTAGCGAACCAATCAGGGGCGAGTTTCCGTTCAGACCTCAATAACTGTTTAGCTGCAATACTTTCTAATAACAGTAATGCTTCAGCTCCATCAACCACTGTTGCATACAGCATATGGGCTGATACTAATGCTGGTAAACTTAAAATTCGCAATAGCTCTAATGATGGATTTGTAGATTTAATAAATTTAGATGGAACTATTCAAAGAGACGTTTCATTAACTGGTGATTTAACACTTACTGATAAAATTATTCATTCTGGCGATACAAATACTGCAATAAGATTTCCTGCTAATGATACTTTTACAATAGAAACTGCTGGTAGTGAAAGGCTCAGAGTTGACGCTAGTGGGAACGTGGGGATTTCTACATCAAGTCCTAGAGCAAGGTTAGATTTAGGTAATGGAATTAGTGTTGCCACATCAGTCACACGAACAGCAGACCGCTATCAAATATTGTTAGATGCTAGTGATACAACTGATGCTTTTGGTAATAATATTGGATTTATTTTAAATGGTGGTTCAACTGTTGTCGCCTGTATTAATGCTGTTGAAGAAGGTGGAAATGGATCAACTGGACTTAGTTTCGCCACATCTTCAAATTCAGGTAATGATCCAGTAGAGGCTATTAGAATAGATGAGTCTGGAAAAGTAGGCATCGGTACTGCTTCACCTAGTAAAAAATTACAAGTTGAGGGGAGTGTTCAATTCGGTGATGGTGGTGGATTTGATATGAATATCAATGGCACAAGACACCAATTTAGCATAGGCGGATCTGAAAAAATGCGGATCACCTCAGATGGAGCTTTAGGGATCGGCACTACATCACCCGATGGCAGACTACATTTAGTAACTGGCGCTACTACAGATGATGCACACGTTACTTTCCATGCTTCTGCTACTAGTGGAACAAATAACAGTGGTGAAGTTTTAAAGGTAATAAGTTCAAGAGGTACAGGAAATACAGGTGCAATCTTTAATATATTAACAAATACAAGCACTTCTGTTTTGTCTGCTCATGGTGATGGAAAAGTTGGTATAGGTACAACAAGTCCATCACAACAAATGGACCTTTCTTCAACAGCACCTAATATAAGGCTGACTGATACGGCAGATGGTCATTCTGAACTTGATGGTAATGCTGCAAGTTTAAGATTTATTGCTGATAAAGGTAATGCAAAAGCAAGTACAACAATAACTTTTCTTGTTGATAACTCTACAAAAATGACAATTGATTCTAGTGGAAATATTGGCGCACCAAGTGGATCAAATATATATAACGCATCTGATTCTAGATTAAAGAAAAATGTTATTAATTTAGACAAAGGCTTAACAGCAATAAATTCTTTAAGACCAGTTTCATTTAATTGGATAGATGGTTTTTGTGATGATGAAACAAATACTTTATATGGTTTTTTAGCACAAGAAGTGCAGGCTTTAGATACCAACTTAATTGAAAATTTCTCTACTGAGGTTAATTTAGAAGATGATGCGGAAAATCCAACAATATTTAAAGATGTGCTAAGAGTAAATGAAAAATTTATAATTCCGATTCTTGTAAAAGCAATACAAGAATTATCAGCAAAAGTTACCGCACTTGAAGGTTCATAGCGTCTTAACTATAATTTATTTAATTACATAAAAAACATGACAAATCCTGTTGATCTTATTAAAGAAGAAATTGCAACTATTCAAGAGCAATTAGAAATTGATGTAAAAAAAGTTTCCTTATTACAACAAGAAATTAAAGAAATACAAGAAGAGGCACAAAAAGCTATAAACGAAAAGCAAACACAGATTAATAATGCAACACAACCAATATTAGAAAATCAGGGATCTTTAAAAAAGCTAACTGAGTTATTAAACAAATTAGAAGGTAAGATAGAAGCAACAACTAAA